CAAGTCACCACGCTTCCACGTTAATTCTTTACGCTTAACGACTTCCACACAGTTAAGACATATCGTTCTAAGATTGCTTAGTGCTATGTTTTTTAAATTCCCATCTATGTGAAATACCGTCATCTGACTTGGGTATAAACTTCTAAACCCGCAACTATCACATACAATTTTCTTTTTATAGCCGCTTTTCTCCCAATTGGCTATTCTAGACTTTTTACTTTTCTTTTTCTGACACTCATTACATAGACTACGATAATGAGTTATACCCTTTTTAATGTAGTTTACCTCACATAAATTCTTGTTACACTGTTTACAAAAGGGTCTATTCATACTTTTATTTATTTTACCTTCGAAGGTACGCTAAACCCCAGTTTTTTTATTATTTTTATAAATAATAGTACACAACTAGGTTCGTAAACCTCAAAATATTACACAAGGAAAATTAATATGGCATTAGTATCACCCGGCGTACAAGTAACTGTAGTAGATCAATCACAATATCTCTCAGGCGCCACAAACTCGATTCCATTTGTTTTGTTAGCAACTGCTCAAAACAAAGCAAATCCAAATAGCCCAGGCACTGTAGCCGTAGGCACAACAGCAGCAAACGCTAACACACTAACATTAGTAACAAGTCAAACAGACTTGGTAACTCTTTTCGGTAACCCATTTTTTTATAACACAACAAATGGTACCCCAATCAATGGTTACGAACTTAATGAATATGGTCTTTTAGCAGCATATCAAGCATTAGGTTTAACAAATCAACTTTATGTTTTACGTGCGGACATCGACTTATCAGCATTGATTGGTTCAGTAGGTCGCCCAACAGGTCAACCTGCCAACGGCGCATGGTGGTTAAACACAACCAATAGTACATGGGGCGTTTATGAATTTGATCAAGTAACAGGTAGTTTTAATTTACAAACTCCTGATGTATTAAATTCAGATGACACAACATTAGTATCTGGTGGTTTTCCTGTATCAAGTTATGGTGCAATTGGTGATTACGCAGTAATCGCAACCCCAATTAATTCAGGTCCTGCATATTCATCAGGTCAGCAATATTTCTATAAGAACTCAAGTAATACTTGGGTATCATTAGGTTCAAGTGCATGGTTAAAATCTGTAGCAACAGTAACAGCATCAAATAGCAATCCTACATTGACTGCTGGTGATACTTTTTACTTAAACATCATTAACCCAAGTAACCCAAGTGGCACAACTGGTAGAATAGTAATCACAGTTCCAAACTCACCAAACAACAATGTTAATGGTGTAGCAAGTGCGATTGGCGCATTAGGATATGGTGTATTAAGTGCAACTGTTGTAAGTGGAAAATTAAATATTTTCACTTCACAACCTGCAGTTGATGGTCAATATTATGGAATTACAATTTCAGCAGATAGTGGCACAGTTCTAAGTGATTTAGGTTTAGTTGCAGGCAACTATCAACAGCCACAATTTATATATGGCACATCAGCACAACAACCATTATGGCAAGCAAGTCAATCTGTACCTGCTCCAAGTGGTTCGGTATGGATCAAAGTAGGTAGTGCAGGTAATGGTTTACTTCCATCAGTAAGTCAATATAACACAGCAACATTATCATGGGTCAATAAGCCAGTAACAATGGCAACAAGTGACTGGTATGCTGACTCAGTATTAGATGCAACAGGTGGTTCAGCAATTCCTGCTAACACAGTATATGCTCAATACAATTTTGATACAGACACATCAAAAGGTCCAGTTTATTTGTGGTCACGTGCATCAACTGGGGCAACAATTGCCACAGGTAGTGTAACAGATCCATCATTTAGTGGAGCATTCACTGCACAGATTTATGTAAGTACACCAAGTTCACAAAGTTTAACTGGTCCTTATACAATGACTTTAGGTAGTGGCACACATACTGCTAGTAACTTTATTACTGCATGGTATGCAAGTGGCGTTCCTTACACACAAGTAACACAAAACTCAAGCGGTGCGATTGTAATCAGTCACACAGCAGGTGGTGAAATTGTTGTAGACGATACAAATTACTCAACAGGTGTATCAAATGGTTTAATGGCAACAGCAGGCTTTGTTCCTGGCACAACATCATTTGTTAAATATGGTCCAGCAGCAATTCCAGCATTTACCCCAACACAAACTTCAACAACTGGTTCAGGTGTAAACTTGTCAATCAGTGTTGAAAACAGTTATGGTCGTTACATTGTTAATACAACAAGTTTTGGTAACGCAGGTTCAAGTTTTGCTGTAGGTGACAGTATAACATTTAGTGGTGCAAATTTAGGCGGAACAAGTCCTGCTAATGATTTAGTTGTTAAAGTTGTTAAGGCAAACGCTGGTGTCGTAACTGAAATTGCATATGTTTCAGGCGTTGCTAACGTAGTATACACAACACAACTAAGTAATTGGATAGCATTAAATCCTGCTTACACAGCAAGTTTAGGTGCACCAAACGTTGCTCCAGCAAATGGTCAATTATGGTATTACAGTGATCCAACACAAGTTGATATCATGGTAAATGTTAACGGTGTATGGAAAGGTTATAAACAAACAAACTATGATAGCAATGGTTTCCCAACACCAACTGGCAGTAACACAACCGATCCAAACGGTCCAATCATTAGTGCAACAGCACCAACAACACAAAGTAATGGTGTAACAGCATTAAGTTATGGCGATCTTTGGGTAGACACTAGTGATCTAGTAAACTATCCAATGTTGTATCGTTGGCAGTTGTCAGGCGGTATGGATCAATGGGTATTAATTAGTAATACTGATAGTGTCAACAGTCAAGGTATTATCTTTGAAGATGCACGTTGGGCAACTAACGGCGACACAAATCCAGCAACTGATCCAATTCCAACAATTCAGAGTTTGTTAACAAGTAACTATCTTGATTTAGATGCTCCAGTAGCATCGTTATTCCCAACAGGAATATTGTTATGGAACACAAGACGCAGTGGCTTTAATGTAAAAGCATATGAAGTAAATTACTTCAACAGCGTAAGTTTCCCAGATCAAGATTTGCCAGCACAAACAGATGCATGGGTAACACAAAGTGGTAACATGGAAAATGGTGCTCCATACATGGGTGCATATGCTCAACGTGCAATGGTTGTAAAATCATTACGTGCAGCAATTGAAACCAACCAAGACATTCGTGATGAAGATAACAACTTCAACTTACAATGCTGCCCTAACTATCCAGAATTGCAACCAGACATGATTGCACTTAACGTAGATAGAGGTCAAACAGGTTACATCATTGGTGACACACCAATGACACTACCTAATGATGCAACAAGCATTGTTGCTTGGGCAACAAACGCAGCAGGAGCAGCAAGCACAGGTGTTCAAGGTCTCGTAACACGTGACACTTACATGGGCTTGTTCTATCCAAGTGGTTTAAGTGTAGATACAGCAGGCAACCAAGTTGCAGTTCCACCAAGTCATATGATGTTAAGTACATTCTTATATAATGACCAAGTGGCTTATCCGTGGTTAGCACCTGCAGGTACACGTAGAGGTTTAATTAACAATGCAACAAGTATTGGTTACATAAATGCACAAACAGGTGCGTTTGTATCAATCAAAACAAGTCAAGGCATTCGTGACACACTCTACACAAACAACATTAACCCATTAGTGTTCTTTACAGGAAATGGCTTACTTAACTATGGTAACATTACAAGTTTTGAATCAAACAGCGCACTAGATCGTATCAACGTTGCACGTTTGATTGCATATATACGCCGTCAATTAACTATAGCAGCAAGACCATTCGTGTTTGAACCTAACGATAGTATTACACAAAAAGCAATTGCCGGTGTAATTCAATCATTGTTTGTTGACCTAGTAGCAAAACGCGGTATATATGACTATATCGTAGTTTGCGATAGTTCAAACAACACACCTGCTAGAGTTGATGCGAATGAATTATGGGTAGACTGTGCTATTGAACCAGTCAAAGCAGCAGAGTTTATCTATATTCCAGTTCGCGTATTAGCAACAGGCACAATTGGTAACAATAACGGGCAATAAGTAGATCATCTGGGCGTCAGCAATGGCGCCCAGATAAATAAAAGTATATTAGGAGAATACGAAAATGGCAGTAGCCTCACAATCACTGTTTAACATGACAGTAGCAGGTGACAACGCAGGTGGCAATCAAGGCTTGTTAATGCCTAAATTGCAATTTAGATTCCGTGTTAATTTTATTAACTTGGGTCTAGGCAATTCAGGTTTAAGTTTAACAAAACAAGTAATGGAATGCGCACGTCCAAACTTGAGTTTTGATGAAATCACATTGAATGTTTACAACAGTCGCATTTATCTTGCTGGTAAGCATACATGGAACGAATTAAATATGACAATTCGTGACGATGCCGCTGGCACAGTTGCAACTGCATTAGGTGAACAATTACAAAAACAAATGAACTTTGTAGAACAAGCAAGTGCAGCAGCAGGTCAAGATTATAAATTTGAAACAAACATTCAAATTCTTGATGGTGGCAATGGTGCATATACACCAGTTGTTCTTGAAGAATGGCAACTTTATGGTTGCTTCTTAAAGACAGCCAACTATCAAACATTAAACTATGCTACAAGTGATGCGGTACAAGTTCAAATCACATTACGTTATGATAACGCAGTACAATTAGAAAATGGTACATTAAGCGGAGTAGGTAATGAGGTTGTAACTAGAAATCAATCGCGTTCACAAGACTCAGCAACAGGTATTGGTAGCGTAACATAATAATACATCCTACTCATATGATAAATATTATGAGTAGGATTATTTTTTTATGGCATACGGCTTTAACTCACAACCTGTAGAAATACCTCCGTATAAAATAGATACGGTTGGTAATCAAACCCTTACAGAAATACTTTCAGATTGGTTTCATGCTTCGAGACTTTTTCGAAGTAATTCATATCGTAATGCTCCTAAATTCAAGTTTTTATATCATGTATACTTTGATATTAATCCTGCAGCATATACACCTTCAACTCCAGAACAAAGTAATTTAATAGGTATTTTAGTTAGAGAAGTTAAACTACCTAGTTATACTTTTACAACACATCAATTAAATCAATACAATCGTAAACGAATTGTACAAACAAAAATAAAATATGATCCTGTAAATTTTCAATTTCACGATGATAATAATAATACTATTGCTAAAATGTGGGCAGCGTATTATACATATTATTATGCAGATGGCTCAATTCCAGGAGTTGCTTTTTCAGGAAACAACGCACAAGCAAGTTCTGCAACTATAGGAACTCCAAATGGAGGCTCTCAACAAGTTGTTACTGCTAGTAACTATGATTTACGCACACAATATGTTCCTTCTAATGCATTACCAAATCCAAACAATTGGGGGTATATTGGCGAAACAAATAGTCCAGCAAATCAGCAAGCAGCAAAAGTTCCTTTCTTTAAAAACATAACTATCTTTGGACTTAATAGACATAACTTTTTAGCGTATACACTTATTAATCCTATTATTACAAGTTTTAGCCACGACACTTATAACTACGATGATGGTTCAGGAACCATGCGTAATATTATGAATGTTGATTATGAAACTGTAGTATATAATGAAGGACAGTTAGATGGCACACAACCAGGAACATATGTTACAGGGTTTGGTAATCCTGATGTTTATGATCGAGATATTAGTCCTATTACAAAAGACGGAACACAAGGATATGTACTTAGTACAAATGGATTACAACCAAGTGAAGGAGGAGAAGTGTCTCCATTACGCAGACCAAATACTTTAAACCCAACTGTAAACAATCAACCAACTACAACAGCATATGCAGTAACTGCAAACAATGATATTCCTGAAATAATTACTACAGCATCAAGATTGCCACCTAATAACCCTCAATCAGGCATAAGCATACCTACACCAAATACTACAGAAAATGAAATACCTGAAATAGTAACTACATCACAGCGATTGCCACCAGTAGCAGGACAACAGGTTAATCCAGTACAACCCGTACAATCAGCCCCTACAAGTGGCGGAACATTTGGCGGTGGTGGTGCAAGTGGAACTTGGTAAAAAGGAATAATCATGGCAATTACAGTAGATAGCGTTTCACAACTAGATCAAACCGTAAGAATTTTTGATAGTTTTTATAATAATTTATTAAATGTATCGTTTGCAGATTACGATATGGTTTATAGTTATTTTAGTAGTGTTTGCGGCAGTGATCAAGTCGCACAAAATTATACATATTTATTTTTTCTAATTGCACAAAATACAGGTATACCAGTATTTACATTATTAGCAGAAGTGAGCAAAGGTAAAAATGCTCAAGGCACTACTGGTTTATTGCAAATGAATAGCATTGTTTGTTATTACTTAAACGGGTTTAAAGCAAAAACAAGTTTATATGGAGTATCAGTGCCATTACAAGCAAATCAACCTGCTGCTCGTAATGTAGTGTTATAATATGGCTAGATGGGCGCAAAGTTTTTATAATCCTAAAAATCCTGACAAATATATAGGTAAACATAAACCTTATTATCGTAGTGGTTGGGAACTTAGTTTTATGATATTTTGCGACAGCCATGACAAAATAATTAAATGGGCGAGCGAATCAATTAAAATTCCCTATAGAAATCCATTTACAGGAAAAGGCACAGTTTATGTTCCTGACTTTTTTGTTTTATACGAAGATAAGAATGGCAGACAAATTGCTGAATTAATTGAGATTAAACCTAAAAAACAAAGTATTATCGAAAGTAAAGTTACAAATGCTAGAAACCGAGCAGTAGTAGCATTAAATCATGTTAAATGGGCAGCAGCAAAAGCATACTGTAAACAACAGGGGCTGGGCTTTCGTGTTATCACTGAAACCGACTTGTTTTATAATTCCAAAAGCCGTTAACAAAATAAATACATTATGAACCGAAAATTAGAAGATTTATTCAACTTAGACAATAGCAATTTGCCTGAAGCACCAGTTTTAGAAACACAAGTTGAGCAAAAAGAAACATATACCGAAGCATTAGATAACTTAGAAAAGATCGAAAACGCATTGCCTCAGGTACGTGGTTTAGAAACCAGCGACATTGAATTAGATGAACTTGCTAATATGGCTACGGCAAGTTATAAAGACTTAATGGATTTGGGTATGCAAGTTGACAGTAGATTTAGCAGTGAAATATTTGGGGTTGCAGGGAATTTATTAGGACACGCAATTACAGCAAAAACTGCCAAAATCAATAAGAAATTAAAAACTATAGAATTGCAATTAAAGAAAGCAACACTAGATCAGAAAGCCGCCGCTAAAAATGAAGAAATAGATAGTACTCCGATTGGGCAAGGACAAAAACTAGATCGCAACGAGTTGCTAGCAGTTCTAAATGCCAAAAATAAAGAGTGATGATAAATATATAATAGGGAATTCAATATGAAAAGTTTAAAACAATACATCGCAGAAAGCGTACACACATACGATTATACAATCAAAATTGCCGGTGATGTCACTGACAATTTTCTAGAACTTTTTACTTACAATTTAAACAAGTTCGATCCAGTTACTATTGAAAAACCAACATATACACCTGTACAAAAAACACCATATGGATTTCCTGATTTAGAAAATCAAAGAGTTTGCATTATTAAATGTAAATTCCGTTATCCAGCAACAGAGCCAATGATTCAACAAATGGCACAGTTGTTAGGTCATAATTTAAACATGGTGCGTGTTGTTGGTTCATATATGGATGACAGTGTTGATAATGAAGTAGTAGGTTATGAAAATCAAATGAAGCATAGCCCAACACAAAGCATTGAAAGTGGTCCAGTTGATATGAAAAAAGTATATGCAACTAATGAGCCACAAACAAAAGCACAAAAAGATGCAAGCAAAGCATATTCAAATAGTTACCTAGACGATATTAAAAAACAAACTAAAGATGATAAGGTTAATAGTCCTTATGCAGGCAAAGAAACAAAAGATGCATTTGACCCATTTAAGCCTTATCTTGGTGACACAAAATTAGGTAATAAAAGCCCAATGACAAACATCAGTCGCCCAAGCAAACCAAAAACTGGCGCAATGGTATAAGGAAGAAAAAATGGAATTTAAAAACTGGTTACAACTTATTAACGAATCTGAAAGCCGTGCTGAAAAGGACGACAAAGCAGAAAAAGCAGCAAAGAAAGTTGCTAAAGATATTGAATATGATGAAGGTCATAAAGGCAAAGATGACGATAAAGCCGAACGTGCTGGCAAAAAAGTCAAGAAAGATATGGAATATGATATGAAAAAGAAAAAGTCTTTAAAAGACTGGTTCGATCATATTGATGCTAATTATTTAAAAGAGGGAACTGTTGCCCCAGGTCAAAAACCACTTCCAGTTTTAGATCCACAAAACAAAACAACAGGTGCAGGATTTGTAACAAGCAATGATCCTGCTGTTCAAAACATGATTAAAAATCTTGATCCTAAAGATGTTCAAATTGTACAAACAACAAGTTCACAAACAGGTAATACAGCCAATACAGGTAATACAGTTACCGCAAAACCAGGAACATCTCAAATGAGTGAAGAACAAGTTGATGAAAAATGGGCAGGTGATGCTGAGATCGAAAAAACCGGCCAATATGCAGGAAAAAGCGCAGCAGAATTAAAATCAATGCTTGCTAAATTAAAGAAATCAGGCCCACATCACAAAGATAGCAAAGAAGCAAAAAGAATGCGTCAAATCAATTTTGCATTAAGAGCAAAAGGTGGTTGGAAGAAAGGCGAAGGCGCTGCTATGAAAGAAGAATCAAAATTAGATGAAAAAGCAGTAAGTCAACAGCAACAAAAATTCATGGGCATGGTACATGCCATGCAAAAAGGCGAAAAAGTTAAAGGTGCAAGCAAAGAATTAAAAGCAGCAGCAAAAGGTATGACAAAGAAAGCAGCACACGATTATGCTGCTACAAAACGCACAGGTCTACCAAAGAAAATTAAAGAAGCCGATATTCCACCACAACAAGGTATTGATGTTGATGGTGCAGGATTAGGTGCAGGTCGTAGTAAAACTACACTTGAAACAAAGAAAACAGGAAAGGCTATGAAAAAAGCAAAAATAAATGAAAGTATGCATAAGCATAATGCAGCAAAACTTTTAGGCAAAGCACATGCTCTTGCTAAAGAAGGATATAATTGCAAGTTTGAAGATATGGAAGAAGCACGTATGTATCATGAAGGCTACAAAGAAGGTCTTGATGAATGCTATGGACAATTAATGCCTGTTGCAGGATTAGTAAAAGAAAACCCAATGCCAGCAGCAACAGTTCCAGGTATGGCAAGTCAAGCAATGCCGGCTACTATGGAAGATGATATGGCTATGGAAGATGATATGGATGAAGGCAATGCTTTCACCGCAGCACTTGCTAAAACACCAAAAGGTGGGCACTTTAGTTTAGGTGGCAAAACATTTACTGATCGTAGCAATTACGACAGCAAAATGGACGAAACAGACATGAGTGTTTTTGAATCATGGGATAAAGAATTAAACAACTTATTAACTGAGTACAACAGCATTAATAGTCCTGTTGTTGAAGCAGAAGAAGAAACTGTAGAAGAAGCAGTAGAAGATACTGATGAGGCAGCAATTTTAATTAAGCACGCAGGTTTAGGCAAAGACCATGGTCACGAAGGTCATCACATGGGACATGATATTGGCGATTTACTTGCTAAATTAAGTCACGTTGAAAATCATGGTCAAGACTATGAACAAGAAACATCTGGTCAAGATGTTGAAGAAAATTTAATGGGGCACATGAACACAGAAGAAAGTATGTGTAATGAATGTGGCATGATGGAATCAGGCTGTGGCTGTGAAAAAATGGATGAAATGCAAACACAAGATCAAAAATTATACACAGTAGCAGAAGATAATCCACCAGATGATGGTAGTCACAATGCCATGAACGCAACATTAGGCAATGCTGCTCAAAACATGGTTGCTAGTAAAACAGGCGGCGCAACACACGAAGATTTAGAAGAAGGCAAAAAATGCCCAGCATGTGGCAAAAGTCCATGTGAATGTGATGACGAAGAAGAAACAGATGAGTCTAAGAAATTAGATGAATGGGCTAACCAAGCAGGTAGTGGTCCAGGCAAAGGTACAGATGCTCAATTCACACAAGACATTGAGTTTATGACAAAAGTTATCAGTGGTGGTTTAAACAAACCAAAACGTGATCAAACAACATTGCCACATACTTCAACTAAACCAAGTTTAGCAGATGATAGTATGTTACATATATTAAAACGTTTTGATGCTACAAGTAAATAATAGCAACAAAACTATTTAAAAATAGCCGGTATATCCGGCTATTTTTTTGGATATAGCGTATTCGACAATTTACGATAAATAATAGATAAGATAGTTGTAGGAGTAATTCAAGGTGAGCCAGCAAAACATAGATTTCGGATCGTTTCCTAATGATCCAAGTGCGGATGCAATCAGAGTTGCATTTCAAAAAGTACAAAATAACTTTACACAACTATTTACTGGGCTAGAATCACAAACAGTTTTAAGCGTTAACCAAACCCCTGGTCAAGGTATAACTGTTAATAACCCAACAGGAAACGTTGTTGTTAGCGCAAATATAGCCAATGTCAAAGTATCATCAAACACATTAGCGATTGGTATAAGTGCAGCAGCCACACAACCTCCAGTTACACAGGTTTATACTAGTTGGTCACAAAATTTAATTATTGAATTACCTAATAACCTAGCAAATATTTCAAATATAAGCGTATCTGGCAATATAACAAGTAACAATTTAACTGTAAACAATAGCATATCTACAGGAAATCTATCTGTTACTAACAATTTTACAGCAGGAAATGTCTTTGCTAATAGCGGCACAATTGGCGCAAGTTTATTAACAGGCACATTAACAACAGCAGCACAACCTAATATAACAAGTGTTGGCACATTAGGATCATTAACTGTTACAGGTAACATTAGTGGTGCAAATTTAACAGGCAATCATTATGGTAATGGTTCTGGTCTTTCAGGCATTGTTGGATCTAATGTAACAGGCACAGTAGCAAACGCCACATATGCAACCAGTGCTGGATCAACAACCACAGCAGGTACTGTAACAACCAACGCACAACCTAACATCACAAGCGTAGGTACATTAACAAATTTAAGTGTAACCGGTAATGTAACCGCAGGAAATTTAAAAGGCGATGGCGGAAATATTAGTAACATTGCAGGTGCTAATGTAAGTGGCACTGTAGCAAATGCAAACTATAGTACATATTCAGGAACAGCAGCAACAGCCAATAGTGTAGCAGGTGCTAATGTAACTGGATGGGTTCCAAACGCAAACATTGCTAATTTTGATGTAACTTCATTACAATCAAGTGGCAACGCATATTTAAAATTTGGTAATGCTACATCAGGTAATACATCAACAACGTCAAACGCAGTATTCGTTGCTAACACAAGCAATGGTACATTATATGCGACAACATTTGCAGGCAATATTCAAGGATCAGGTAATAGCAATGTAGGAAATATTGGTGCAGCCGCAGGTGTGTTTACAACTGTGGCAGGTAATTTAACTACAGCAGCACAACCAAACATTACAAGTGTAGGAACATTGACAAGTCTTGCCGTAACTGGCAACATTACAAGCGGTAATGCAAACTTAGGCAATGCTGTAACTGCTAATTACTTTATCGGCAGTGGCAATAATCTTAGCAATGTTCAGGGCGCTAATGTAACAGGCACAGTAGCAAATGCAACTTACGCAGTTAGTGCGGGATCAGCAGGAAGTGCGACCACAGCAGGTACAGTAACAACTAATGCTCAGCCTAATATTACAAGTGTAGGAACTCTTACAAGTTTAGGGGTAAGTGGTACCATCACGGCAGCCAATATTACAGCAAATACAGGGGTGTTTACTGGTAATGGTGCAAACTTAACTAACTTAACTGGTGCTAACGTCACTGGTCAAGTTGGATATGCTAATGTGGCAAATAATGTCGCAGGTGGAAACGTAAGTGGTCAAGTAGGCAATAGTTTAATTGCAGGTACAGTATATACAAATGCACAACCTAACATCACCAGTGTTGGTACTTTAACAAGTCTAGGCGTAAGTGGCACAGTAACTGCTGCAAATATCACAGCAAATACAGGAGTATTTACAGGTAATGCCAACGGCTTAAGTTCATTACAAGGTGCTAATCTTGTTGGAACAATTAATAGCACAACATTAGGTAATAGCACTTTATATGTAGGCACAACTGCCATTTCATTAGCAAGAGCAAGCGCAAGCCAATCATTAACTGGCATAACAAGTATTGATGGTTATGCTAGTACAGTAAGCACTAACGCACAACCTAATATTACAAGTGTTGGTACACTAAGTTCATTAGCAGTAACAGCAAACATAACTTCAGGAAATGTTTATGCTAATTCAGGTACCATTGGCGCAAATCTATTAACAGGTACATTAACAACTAATGCACAGCCAAATATTACAAGTGTTGGTACACTTACAAGTGTAACAGCAACAGGCAATGTCATAGCAGGTAATGTATACTCAAATTCAGGAATTATACAAGCAGAATACTTAAAAGGTGATGGTAGTAACATTAGTAATATTTCTATTGCTGCAGGTTCATATATTATTAATGGCACCAGTAATGCGTCATTGGACCCAAGTGGCAACTTTAACGTAAAAGTTGCAGGTACTGCAAATGTATTGCAAGTAACAAATAGTGGTGCTATTATAACTGGAACAGCCAATGTGTCTTCTGATTTAACAGCAGGCAATGTAATATCTAACAACGTTACGGCGAACAATTTTACAGGTAATATCGTAACAGCAAACCAAGCAAATATAACAAACGTTGGAACACTGACACAATTAAATGTATCTGGATTAAGTAATCTTGGTCCAGTTTCTAATGTCACAATAACAGGTGGTGGCGCAAACTATTTCTTAATGACAAATGGTTCAGGTGGATTAACTTGGAACAATGCTACATTAATACCAGTTGCAGGTTCAAACACACAAGTCGCATATAACAATGCTGGCAGTTTTGGCGCAAGTGCAGCCTTCACATTCAATCAATCAAGTAATTTATTAACAGTAAATGGTAATGGTAATTTTGGTAATTTATTAGCAAGTCAAATAAATGCTAGTGCAAACGTAACTGCGCCAGTATTCATTAGTAATGTGGCAAATGGCACAGCACCACTTGTTATAAATTCACAATCAAGAATTGCTAACTTAAACGCAGATTACGTTGATGGATATCAAACAGATTTAGGTGCTAATGCCAACACAATTACTATACGTGATAGTAACGCAAGTATTACAGCAAATATATTTTATGGTAAATTCCCTGGTGCTAACGTAACTGGCACCGTAGCAAACGCAAACTATAGCATATATTCTGGAACAGTGGTAACAAATGCTCAACCTAATATTACAAGTGTTGGTACGCTTTCAAGTTTAGCAGTAACAGCAAATATTACAAGTGGTAATGTTTATGCAAATAGTGGTATAATTGGCGCTGCTCACTTTGTAGGTGAGGCAGGCAATTTAAGCAATATTCAAGGTGGAAACGTAAGTGGCGCAGTAACATACGCAACTACAGCAAATAACGTAGCGGGTGGCAACGTAACAGGCGCAGTAGCAAGCGCAAGTGCGTTATTATCAAATACAAGCAGCGCAACTACAGCATATCCTACATTTGTTACAAGTAGTAGCAATGGTTATAGTGAAAACTATATTAATAGTTCACTTAGTGCGAACCTAGCCAATGGTGCTTTAATTGCTACTACATTTGCCGGTAATGCTACAACTGCTGGCACAGTAACAACAAATGCTCAGCCAAACATTACAAGTGTTGGCACATTGACATCATTAACTGTAACAGGAAAAGTAAGTGCCGGACAGTTACAAGGTGATGGCGGAAATATAAGCAATGTTCAAGGTGGCAATGTTAGTGGCGCAGTTACTTACGCTACAACCGCCAACAGTGTAGCAGGTGGTAATGTCAGTGGTGCAGTCGCATACGCAACTACAGCAAACTCAGTTGCTGGCGCAAACGTTTCAGGTGCAGTAGCATACGCAACTACAGCGAACGCAGTAGCGGGCGCCAACGTAAGTGGTACTGTTGCAAGTGCAAACAACTCAAGTTATTTAGGTGGAGTTGCAGCCGCAAGTTATCTACAAGTAACAGGCACAGGTAGTTCATTAACAGCAATTAACGGTGCTAATGTCACAGGCACAGTAGCAAATGCCACATATGCAACAAGTGCAGGTAGTGCCACATCAGCAACTAGTGCTACAACTGCCGGCACTGTAACTACTGCTGCTCAACCAAACATTACAAGTGTAGGCACTTTAAGTAGCCTTGCTGTAACTGGTAATATTTCAGGTTCTAATATTATTGCGAACTCAGGCGGTGCGCACTATGGTTCAGGTTCTGGCTTAACAAGTATTCCTGGTGCTAATATTACAGGTACTATTAACTCAACAACATTAGGAAACAGTACTGTTTATATTGGTACTACAGGTATTGCATTGAATCGTGCAAGTGCAAGCCAATCACTTACAGGTATTGCAAGTATTGATGGATATGCAAGTACAGTAAGTACAAATGCACAGCCAAACATTACAAGTGTAGGAACATTAACTTCGTTAAACAGTAGTGGTAATATTACAGGACCTAGTGTCATCGCAAACACTGGATACTTTGTACCAAGTGTAACTACAAACATAAGTGCAGCAGGAACTGTACAAAGTAATGCCACAGCAATTACATCTCAAATAAATGTTGTATCAACTGTAGCAAGCGGAAGTGGAGTAGTGTTCCCAACACCAACTGCAGGCATACGTATTACAATTATAAATACTTCTGCAAATGCGTTGGCTGTATACCCAGCAGTTAATGGACAAATTAACAACTTAGGTGCAAATGTTGCGTATTCATTAGCAGCAGGCGACAGACTTGATTTTCAATCAGTAACTACTACACAGTGGTATACATTGAACGCAACTTACGGATAATAAAGGAGAACATATCCAATGGTAACAGTAGATTTATTACAAAAATTGTGTCCAAAAACAAAGCACGACACATTAGCAGAGTTTGTTGACGCATTAAACACAGAATGCGCAAACTATAGTATTAACACACCACAACGCATGGCAGGTTTTTTAGCACAAGTAGCACACGAAAGTGGTGACTTTAACTTTGTTAAAGAAAACTTAAACTATAGTGCTGATGGTTTACAAAAGATTTTCCAAAAGTATTTCCCAGATGCCGACACAGCAAATGCTTATGCTCGTAATCCACAAAAGATTGCTAACAAAGTATACGCAAGTCGTATGGGCAATGGTGATGAGGCAAGCGGTGACGGCTACAAATTTTGTGGTCGCGGACTAATTCAATTAACTGGCAAAGACAATTATACTAAATTCGCAGCGTCATTAGGCAAATCATTAGATGACACCGTAGCATTTTTAGAAACAACAGAAGGCGCTGTAGCCAGTGCTGCTTGGTTCTGGAACACACATGGTCTTAATGACATTGCTGATAAAGGTGATATCTTAACAATGACTAAGCGTATCAATGGTGGTACAATTGGCCTTGATGATAGAACAGCAAAGTATAACGCAGCCTTAGCTATACTACAAGGATAAGATGACAGCCCCAGTTTGGAATACGCCAGCAGGATCAATAGGAATTTTTCAAACTTCTATTGTATTTCAATTTTCTGCTAGTGCTGTTACACCAGCAACCACACTTACATATACATTGTTAAGTGGCACACTTCCACCTGGGGTTACTTTAAATTCAAATGGCTTGTTATTAGGTAATGAGCCAACTGTTAGCATAGTTACAACTTATCCTTTTGCTATACGAGTTACAGATAATTTAGGTAATATACAAGATAGAACCTTTACAATTACAATAGCAGCGGCTCCAAGCCCAGCGTTTACTACTCCTGCAGGACAGATATTAACAACTCTTGACAGTCTTTGGGTAGAATATCCTATACTTTACAGTAACCCAGTAAGTAGTAATCCTGTTACGATTGGATTAATACAGGGTAATTTACCTCCAGGATTAGAAATAAATGAATATGGCATTATACGAGGGTATCCTAATCCCCCAGTTACCTATATTAATTTTGAAACAGTTGTAACTTATGCTACTGTTACTAGCAGTATAAACAATAGTATTACAGTAGTAAGTACATCAGGGTTTGTTGTTGGAAGACAAATTACATTTACAGGAACTTCATTTGGTAATATTATACCTGTACAAACATATTACGTTGCTTCAATTATTAACAACACACAATTTACTATTAGCACATCTCAATATGGACCAATTGTTTCTTTAACCAACGATAGTGGATTTTTAACAACTGTATTGCCTAATAGCGTTGCAGGTGAACCAACTATTACCACATATAGTTTTAGTTTAGAATTGCAAAGCCCATTGGGTAATGATTTACAAAGTTATTTTATAACAGTTATAAATCAAAATACTCCAACAGGTCAAGGAGGTCCAGGATTACCGCCGCATACACGTGTGCCTACTATTCTTAACACACGACCAGAAAGTTATGATATAACAAATAATCCTGAAATTTATGCATATTATATATTGCCAGAAAATAGTAACGGCAATACATATCCAACTAATGTTCCTGCTAATATAGGATCAATATTAAGTGGTGAGTTATTTCAATTTGAAATACTTGGCTACGATTTTGATGGAGATAGTTTAAAGTATAACTATATAGGATTGCCATTGGGGTTAATTGGTGACCCTTATACTGGATGGATATCGGGAACACCTGTAGTAAGTCCAAACACTATCAATACATTTACTTTTGATGTACAAGTACAAAAAGCAAACTTCCCTACAGTTCAATCAACATTTTTTACATTTAGTTTTGTAATTGCAAATGATATTAATGGAACAATTACGTGGTTAAGTCCTTCAGTTTTAGGAACATTGTCTAATGGTACACCTTGTACATTTTCAGTATTTGCCGAATGTGATATACCTTTGCAGTATGAAATCATAAGTGGATCGCTTCCTCCAAATTTAAATTTATTAAGCAATGGAGAAATAGTTGGCAATGTTGCTTGGCAACCACAAGATGAATTAACACCAGTTGACACTACTTTAACATATAATTTTACTGTTAAAGCATATTCACCCAACTATCCATTAATTCAATCTACACAAAATTTTAGTATGAGTGTCTACCAAGAGTTCGATAACCCATGTGATACTCTTTATATTACGGCTGCTCCACCGTTAGAACAACGTTTGATTTTAGAAGGATTATTACAAAATCCAACTCTTATACCACCAAGTTTCATTTATAGACCAGATGATCCTAATTTTGGTGTAGCCACTGATGTTACATATGTACACGCATATGGCATTGATGCTAGTGACTTTGATCAATATGTAGCAGCAGTAACACAAAACCATTATTGGCGAAATTTGACATTGGGACAAATCAACACTGCTGTTGCTAAAGATAGCAATGGCAATGTTATATATGAAGTTGTATATAGTAACGTTATTGATAATTTGGTAAACCCACAGGGTATAAGCATACCCGAAAGTATTGAATGGCCTAGACCTATACCGTTATTTTTGGGACCATGGTATACTAGCGTAACAGACATTTATACAAGTTATATCTACCCTGATAGTAATGGTAACCCAACATATTATACTAGTTTAGATCCAGGACATGCGCAAGAACTATATCCAAACAGTTTAATTGATATGAGAGAGCGTGTAGGGCAAGTTCTTGGTCAAACTTATAGCAGTAGTTTATTGCCAGCATGGATGACAAGTCAGCAAAGTAATGGTGGGACATTGGGATTCGTTCCAGCATGGGTAATATGTTATACATTACCTGGCACTACTACCCTTAACGGCCAAACTGTAAGTTATGCGGAATACATACAATATCAAATACAAAATAATTGGTTAAATTATAATGTAAATGGTAACCCTCAGCCATATGTGTTAAATCAAATTAACTTTGAAATAGATAGATTTAGCGTTAATAAATCTATGACATATGACTACAATAACACATTAACTCCACCTGCATGGACAGATTTACCAAGTGGCACCCCAGTACCAAATCCATTAGACAGTAAAGATTTTTATGTTTTATTCCCACGTAAAACTATTTTACCTAACACATATCCATAATAAATACTATACAGGAACATATTAATGAGTACAATTAACACAAACGGAATAAATGTAAATTATCCAGTGCCAGGGCAAAATCAAAGTAGCCAGGGTTTTCGCAACAACTTTAGCGGAATAGTGCAAAATTTAAACATTGCTGCTAGCGAAATCACTGACCTACAAAATAAAGCAGTATTAAAATCTGCTTTAGCCAATAGTACATTAAGCAATGACATGGCTAATACACTTATTAGTAATGCAAGTACACGTAGTTTTAGATCAACTACATATAATTTGGGCAATGCGTTAGCAGGAACAGTTTTAATTAACGCAAGTTTAGGTGATGTACAATATGGCACAGTAGCCAGTAATGTCACATTACAATTTGGCAGTTGGTCTCCAGCACAAACACAACAAAATATTCAGTTACAATTTAATTTTAGTAATGCTAATGCTTATGTAATTTTTCCAAGTTCAGTAGTTTCAAGCAACAACAACTATGGCGTAACTATCATTGAAAATTATGCTAATATTGGCAACGTTGCTACTGTAAAACCTCCATATGGCGTTACGCAGTTGAATTATCAAATCAGTACAACTGATTGCGGTAATACACTTTACATAACACCATTAAATCGTCCATATGAAAGCACACAAGTACAAACACGTTTAGTTCCGCCTACTGGGTTACCAGGCGATATGTCAGGTACTGTTGCTGTAAACAATATACCACCAATTACAATTGCTAATACTATTAACACAGGCAATTATGTAGTTGTTGCCACTGGTTATACTACAGCAAACTTATATCCTGATCTAGCAATACGTTTTACAGGTAATACCGATAGCAGTAATAGTAATATTACAGCAGGCACTTTATATTATGTTAATGCTGTTTCAAATAGCAGCGCATTTACAATTAGTTCATCAGTGGGTGGAAGTCAAGTAGACGTAGGCACAACTACAAATAGTTTTGAAGCCAACCCAGTAAATTATCTATATGTAAGTGTTGGTTCATATAACAGCACTGATTATACTTCTATAGTTGCAAACACAAATGTTTCTGGCAATATTGGCATTACTGGCAACGTAAGTTATCTTACAGTAAATAGCCCAGTTATCTTTTCAGGAAATGTCGCAAACAGTAATATCAATGTAAATAAAGTATATTATATTAAAAGTATTAACACAAGCGGCTCAAATGCCAATATCACAATTGCGTATAGTCGCAGTAATGGTATAGCAGGAACTCAAGTTTCAGTAAACACAGTAAGTACATTAAGCAATTGCACAATGAACACATTGGTTTCTGGTAATGATATTTTTAAACGCACTGAATTATATCCTTGGTAATTTATGAATCACCCATTTATTGGCGATTTATCAGATAAAAGTTTAGACGAAATTCAGAATATTATAAGTAAGCTTACTACTAAACTTACGTTTGCTAGTCGCATGGGAAATCAACCAATGGTAAATCAATTGTTAATGGCACTTGACAGTTATAAAACTGCTTATCAAATTAAAATGGATGCATTGGTTAAGAAACAAAACATGCAAGAACAAATTAACATAACCAAAGCAACAAAATAATATGGAAGTTAAAATCAGAAAAAATTGCACTTTTGCAACCGGACTTAATTTAGAAAATAACTTTTGTGTAAACTTATATAATTTTGAAATTACTATGAACGTTTATACTGATGATACATACGCACAAAATATTGCTGTATCACGTTTAGATTTTTTTCTTGATATTCTTATGGAAGATAGCGTAATAGTATGTGCTGACAACACAGATATTATACAAAAATATACAGATGCTGGACTTAAAGTTTGCACGACCCCAGAACAGCCATATGATCAAATAGTTGCCATGGTAGTATTATTAAAATTAAATACGATTATGGAAGGACATTTATTTGTAACTGATATACATTTTACAAGTGCATTAGGCAATGGTATTACTTTTGAATTGCAACATGAATTGGCAGAGGCCATGACACCAATCAAAGGTTGGTGGACACGTAACGATATGAGTATTTGTGATATGCCAAAAGAAAAATCTAATGTTATTGAATTGAAAAATCCCATGAGTTGGGAAAGTGTAAAATTAAGTTTTAAAAATCCAAATAATGAAGAAACAGTTGACACAACAGTAGAATAAAGTTATAATAACTGTATGCGTACCGATATCTATGGTCAACTTATATTCAACGAAAATGATTTAGTAAATTTATATTATACAGACCCAAATTTACAATTAAAAAATGTTCTCGTTGAAGATGAAATAAAGTTTGACCAATCATTAGAATTAGAAAATTTGCCAACACTTATAAAATATACATTAAATACTATGAGTGTAAGCGAGTTTGATACGTGTTTACAAAACAATTGGTTTATGCCCAAAAGATATTACGATATGGACATAGCACAGTTTGTTTTAGATCAGTGTAAAACTGACAGCGAATTACAAAGAGCGGGTCACGAACTACTAATGTATCAAGAAAAAAATATGTTTAATTTATTAAAATATTTAAAGTATCTAGTTGATACAATGCGTGATAATAATATCGTATGGGGAGTGGGCAGAGGTAGTTCAGTGGCCAGTTTTGTATTATTTTTAATGGGTGTACATAAAATAAATTCATTATATTATGACATACCAATTGAAGAATTTTTAAAATAGGAGTTTTATATGGGCATTTATAGAAGTGCGCAAGGCAAAAAAGTTGATATGGCAAGATTAATGGCACAGAACGAAAAAGTTCAAGCAGTTGGCATTGGTCATGATGGCAAAAAGACATCAGGTTTAAAAGTTAATGCACGTGGTGATTTGATTGATAATAAAGGAAACGTTGTTAAATCTATTAATCAAAAACGTAGTGAAACTTATGGAAAAACAGTTGGTAATAAATCTGCGCAGGGTAAAACTATGCATAGACCTGCAGCAGCAACTCCTGCACCAAAACAATCGTTAGAAGAAATTGAAGCCATAAATTCAATGAACGACATGTTAGATGAAGATGATGCAGCAGAAGTAGAACAAATTAAAGCACAGGAAAGTAAGAAATAATGAAGACCTACAAAGAACAAAATCTTAAACCATTAGAGTTAAGTAAATTTCGCCCAATACGTGATAATGTTATTGTAAGCGATATGGAGTTTACAGAACGTTTAAGTAAGGGTGGATTAGTATTACTTGACGATGATATGAAGTCTAGTGGCATACGCCCACGTTGGGGTAAAGTATACGCACTTGGTGATGAATTTAATGATCCTGAAATTAATGTAGGTAAATGGGTATTAGTAAGTCATGGTCGCTGGGGGCGTGGTGTGCTCATTACTGATCAAGAAGGTGAAAAGATTATTCGTAGAGTTGATCCAAAAGACATACTCTGTGTAGCAGACGAAAGACCAAACGACTATACATTGGGCGATAAAGTTTAGCCATTAATGTTGATTGATGCCTATAGTTATTGTAATATTATATTACATGACTATAGGTTTTTTATTTATAAAGGTGAATAAGTGAAAGATAATCTCTGGGTAGAAAAATATCGTCCCAACACTGTGGACGATTATGTCTTTGTTGACCAAACACAAAAAGACATGGTATTAAATTGGTTAAGTAATGAAACTATTCCTCACTTATTATTAAGTGGTGATCCAGGCACTGGTAAGACTACTCTTGCTAAAGTGCTTATTCACGAATTAGAGATCGAGGATTGGGATTTACTCGAAATCAATGCTAGTCGTGAAAACGGTATTGATCATCTACGCAATAAGATCAATAATTTTGTACAAACTATGCCGTTTGGCAAATTTAAAGTTGTATTACTTGACGAGGCTGATTGGCTATCACAAGCCAGTCAGGCAGCACTTCGCAATGATATGGAATCATATCACAGCACAGTTCGTTATATTTTAACTTGTAACTACTTACATAAAATTATTCCAGCACTTAAAAGTCGCTGTCATGAAATGCATATTGCTAAAACTGATATTACAGAATTTACAGGTCGTGCAGCAACCGTTCTTGTAACTGAAAACGTTACATTTGATTTGGATGTGTTGGATACATATGTACGCGCTACATATCCCGATCTACGTAAATGTTTAAATCGACTACAACAAGCAAGCATCAGTGGAAATCTTGCCCCAATTGCGGCTGAGGGCAATAGTGAAGATGAAATACTAATACAAGCAACTGAGTATTTTAAGAAAGGTAAGATATTAGAAGGTCGCAAACAATTAATGCAATATATTGGATTATATCCAACACGCATTGAAGATTGTTATGTTTGGATGTATAACAATCTTGATTTATGGGGTGACAGTCAGGATAAGAAAGACAATGCTATTATTACGATTCGTAATGGTCTAGCAAATCTGCCATTAATTGGTATTCCTGAGGTAGGATTGGCAGCAACATTAGTGGAGTTAACATCGTGAGATATTTATTTGTAACTTTTTTACGTCAGCCCGGCGGGCAAATCAATGAAGAAGTGCGCACAGGCAAACGCATTAAGCCTGCTGATATTAGCACATGCAATATTATTGTAGATTATGGGTTAAAAAAGATCGAAAAATGTACTGTAGAAGGTACAAAAGTAGATACAGATTTTGATAAAATCAACGCATATTATAAAGAAATTTATCCAAGTCTTATTGCGCAACTTGAACGAGAAGCACCTGTAAGCGTTAAAGCAAAGGATGATTTAAAACCATAGTATTATTGATAAATACATACATGGTACATAAAGTTGCAGACGATTTTTTTAATAATATAGACTTTGTTAGTATAGTAAGCACTGTTAAGGGCATTTATACTAGCGATGGCGCCATGTCTATTCTATTAGACTTTGAGCGTGTTTTAGACGATGCTGATTTATACGCATACAAAAACTGGATATTAGGTGAACTAGTACAGGGTCCAAATGTAGGACGATATGACTGTACTTGCGTGTTCATGTGGCCCTATAAATTGATGCCAGATCCAGGTGCTATTAAACGCTTATTAAATTTAGGTTGCAAAGTAGAATTTGCTAAAAGTTCGGTAGAAGTACCTGTTGCTGTAAATGATTATGATGATTTTATTCCAGGCACAAAATATCCAAAATTCAAACCACAAAAAGTTTGGTTTGTAAAAATTACTATTCCATTAGAACTTATGGATGATATTAAAGAAGGCAGCATTGATTTGGCTGGTCAAACAATTGACTTAGCCGACATTGATGACGCATATGATGAAGATTTAGATAAACAAGAAATCAAATCAGATGATGAACAGCAACTTAGTAGCCCAAATGCAGGTATAGGAGCAGGCCCATTACCAGCAGGTTCAAATCCAATTGGCACACCTCCAGGATTATAATATGAGTAAAATAATCAATGAAGGGTTAGATTATCATGATATGGTCGGACAAATAGAACCCGTTGTTAGTGTTGATGAATACAAAGCAAAAATGGGCAAAGACAGCGAGGTTGTAACTTTAAGTTTTATTTTAAACAGTAAATCAGCAGCACAAGATTTAGTACAATGGCTAGAAGTTGGCTATGATTGGGTTATGGATGCTAGCGTAAGTACTGGTGAATATAAACCAGGGCAATGGTTAGTATTTGCTGAAATGAAACGTAGAAGTAGCGTGCCAAAAAGAATTTGCGAATTATTAGAAGATTTATACACATTAACTGATCGTAAGGCAGATCAATATAAAATTAAAGTTGACGATAAAGAATATGTAGCCGACCCTGAAATTTTAAATGATGTAATTATAACTAGTCCTTTATTGTACAAAGAAAAAATAAAACAAGAAAAAGAATTAAACGAATACCGTACAATGGCAAATTTAAAGGCTGTATCATTATATGAAGAAGATACATATATTAAAGACTTGAAAGCAATTGCGAGGATTTAATGAACGATATGATGAAATCAATGTTGGCAGATAGCCATAATAAATCTATCTCAAGCAAAAGAGTTGTTACATTAATTTCATTTACACTTTGTTGTGTAGGTTTTATTGCCAATTTGTTTTTTAAATTTACAGTCGATCCAAATATGTTTAATAGCATGATGTATATTGTTATCGCAGGTTTGGGTTTTACAGCATCAGAAAAATTCGCTAGCCCACCCAATCCTCCCCCACAACAATAATTGACAAATCCTATTATATTTGATAGAATAATGTATGGATTATTATTCAGTATTGGGCGTTAATAAAGACGCAACACAAGATCAAATTAAAAAAGCCTATCGTAAATTGG